GCACGGTGAAAGTCCGATGGTGCTTGTTAAGATGAGTGCCTTTTGGTTTCAACGCGAACCAAGCTCTGTCGAAGTTTTCTTTGATGAGTATTATGCGTTATGGGAACAGATCAACGGTTTTTGGCATTGCCAGAACCGTCAGTACACTTGGGATGGTTGGCTCCACTATGAATGTTTGGATGCCAGTATTCGTGCCATGTATCTGACAGTGTGGGTTACCATATTGTTGGTCTGTTTTGGGGTTGCGTACGCCTGTGTTTGGACGTATTGCAACCGGCGAGTGCTGTACTCTTTTGTGCAGCACTACGGCAAGAGTGTTTTGCCGTTATCTGCGGACGCGGTGAAGAACGTGTTCCGGGATAAGCGCCCTCCTGCTGTGAATACTAGTAACCCTACGCACACACATCCTAATAGTGCTGGATGGAGAGCCACGACCACTGTGTTTGCCGCTGATTTGGCAGCAAATCTTGGTTGTGGTTTGTTTGTGCATCAGGGTTCCAAGACGGATCATCGTAACCACTTGAATTTTGACAGGTCTTATTATTGGGTAAAGGATGCTGCTGTTAAACCTAGCAACTCTTTCCCAAATCGTCATGACTTGAGGGTTATTGTTGATGTTGATTATTATATGGACATGCCGTATTATTTGTCTAGAAATGATCATCCCGTCTTGTTGTACACTTTTCAGCCTCACAGTGCTGCTTGCAATTCAGGTGAGTTTACTTTTCACTTTGACTCTGACAATGTTGTTCATTACACTGTCAGTGGCGGCGCCAATTATAAACACCAGGTTTGGAACTACAGTGTTGATGTCATTTTGTGTAGCAATTGGTGGAGCTCTACGGCCTATTTAGTAGACCGTAAGCTCGCCAATCCACATCATGAATATGTGCTGTTGGTCCCATTCGCTCGGTGGAATGGCGTTTTCTCTTGGTTAGCTAGGTTGATGTCGAGCGATGTGTTTGACCGCCTCAAGCCCCACAGTAATGGTTGGGTACACCTTGAGAAGCAGAACAAAGATGGCCGAGTGGTGTCCATAGCTAAGCTTGGACAATTCACGCCTGTTGAAGTTACTAGAGACAGGTTTGATACCTTGCTTTGCACAGTGTCGAATTCTACCCAGAATATCATGGCATCCACTGTGCAGAGCGTGGTGCAGGATAAGGGAGCTTCTCAGATAATGACGGATTATTTGCGAAACAATTCTAGCCCTGTTGTTCCTTTAATTAGCCCTGCTATTGAAGGATTACGCAGCTATCAGTTCACACCTCGTGGACACTCCTACGACCAGGAAGCACCTGACCTGGTCGTTTCTTTCATGTCTCCTTTGATGAATGGAGCTTTTGCTCCCTCCAAAACTGAGAGTAATGCGAAACGTGCTCTTTATGCCCGCAAGCTTCTGCCGGCTTTGAAGCTGCCGGCTGTGAAACCCACGAAAGTGGGTATCGCAGACCGTAATGCCTTTATTAAGCTTTTGAAGCGCGAGGCTGGGTATGACGTTTTGTATCCCTGTTCAGTTGAGGAGGTTTTTACTAGGCAACAGCGCCCGGCACAGCGTAGATTGCTGCTCGATGCCGACGGTATCCCTGCTGATGAGTGCAAGGATCGTGTAGAATGTTTTATCAAAGGAGAGCCGAGTCAGAAATATGCTGACCCGCGTGACATAGCTACCTTCGCTGCCCCGACGAAGCGTAGTTATGCGTGTTTCATCTACCCTCTAGCTGATGCAACCGCTAAGTGTAAGTGGTATGCCTTCGGCAAGACTCCCAAGGTCATAGCGGCATGTGTCGCTGGTATGGCGGAGGATGTCAGCGCTGGTTGTTTCACTGTTAATAGTGATCTGGCCGGTAGGAAAGTGACGTCGACGGTTGAGATTGATTCCCTTGCTTGTACAGATTCAAGCAGACAAGATGGCCACATCAACCAAGTAGCGAGAGATTTTGAACGCTGCTGGTTGCTGGCCTCCTACCCATCAGAGTTCCATGAAGAAATTCTGGAGCTCCATGGCAAGCAGTATGGTGTTGAGGCGCGCTTCAAGGGCATGAGTTTCAAAGAGGAATTAGCTTTCTCCCGAAATTCAGGTTCCATGGAGACTGCACTAGCTAACACCACTTATACGAGATATGGCAGTTTTACTAATTGTTGTAAATTGTTGCGTGCCAAAGGCGTGAGTAATGACGCTGATGACAACGGCATTTCAGATGTGCATGTTGTTGCCTATGAGGCCCCGGGCCTTTGGGGCGGCGATGATGTCATTGAAGCCACAGTTGCTGATAAGGTTGAGCAGCTTGTGGGATCACATGCCGATTTAGGTCAGGAGGTCGAAGTGGCCTTGTTTAAACCTGGAATGGTTGGAGTCAATTTCCTGTCTCGTTTCTACACCCGTGAAGTGTGGTGTGGGGACCCTTCGTCAATTTGCGACGTGCCTCGCATCTTGTCTAAGCTGCATATATCTCAGAAAGGAATGCAGTGTAACCCTATTGACAAGTTGAAGCAGAAGCTCGGTGGTCTGCGTCTTACGGACGCTAGGACCCCAATTTTCTATGACCTTGTGAGTAAGGCTGAAGAGCTGGATGGGTTGGATGTGGAGTTGGACCAGTATTATGCGAGTTACTGGGCCAGGTTTGAGGCCTCTGAAAATTGGCCTCAATTCAATATGTCGTCCATTGCGGATGCTTTTGAAGAGTTGCATGGAGATGTTTTTGATCTACAGTTGCTTCGTGATTCGTTGGAGAAGGTTGGCTCTTGGTCTGCTATGCTCAGTTTACCTGAGATCACGGCAAAGGTTGAGCCAGAGGTGCCTAATGGCGTCTCAACCAACGAAGTTTTAGCTACTGTTCCGGCCGTCGTTGAGTTGACGGCTGAGCAGAAGGCGCGCTACACTAAATTAGCCGCCGCAGCTGGGCAAGCCAAAGTTGCTGCTGCTGCTCGGATCAAACGGAAACAACAGGGTGCTCGTAAGGGCGCCGGGCCTGGTAGGAAAGACCAGCGCCACTAAACCGCTTTGGCGGTCACCGAGATCTTCGCCGGGATGGCTGGGCGTCCCACTCGTTTTACTAATCTCATTAGTTGCGAATGATTTCTCCCAAAACGAGTAAATTATTTTCTTTCTTTCTCTTTCTCTCATCATGGTCCGTCGTCGCCAAAAGCGTTCAACGACTATGGTCACAACTACTCAGAGCGCTCCGGCTGTGCCAGCCGAGCGCTCCGTCACAACGACAACCAGAACAACTTCTGGTGGCAAGCGCAGGCGAAAGCGCAAGCCACGTCGTGTTAGAGCAGTAGCTGGTGGAGTCCTTGATGACTATGCTGCCACGCTGACTGATCCGTGGAACAATGCTCCAGTTCAGTTAGGTTTTGGTACCATGGTGTCCACGGGTATCTCTACTGGTTATTTCCGCTCTTCGGCTACTGTCAACGCTGATGGTTCTATAGCGTTGTTAGCTTGCCCTGGCCCTTTTCAGGGCTTTCTTGTCAACAACAATGGTTTAGGTGTCGCTACTTGGACTCCAAACAGTTGCTCTAATCTCGCAACTGTGCAATCTATTGCACAGTCTTTCCGGACAGTGTCGATTGGCGTTCGTGCCTTTCCGTCTCTGCCCGAGACCAGCAATGCTGGTATGGTGTACTACGGTAGTTTGGGTTCTGATGCTTTCGATGCTAACGGCCTCACACCGACTCAGTTGATCGGCTCCAATTATTCGGAGATCGCTCCTGGTCAGTATGGTGCTATAGCTACGGGTCGGCCTGTTGGTCCCCGTTCTTACGACTTCATTATCCCAGGTCTACGTACTACCTCCGCCTATAACGTAACTGAGACTTTGTTCTCCATCCCGTACATCATATTTACTGGATTGCCTGCTGGTACTTCCGTGTTCTTTGAGTTTGTCATTAACATGGAGTATCTGCCGCAGGATGTTGGCGGAGATGCCAATCGAGATGATGTCAACAACAACCGTGCTACTTTGTCTGATCTCTTCCCTAGTGTTGAGTCAGCTTGGAAAGCCGTGTCTTCGTTGCTGCCAGTGAAGGCCGCCCGTGCTGGGTTTATGGCTTTGTTGGGTAACAATTCTGACTTTCGTCGAACCAGGGGTTTGGGCGTCCCTACCATTCCCCGTTTGATGAGTTGATTGGGTTTCTTTCCTTTTCTTTCTTTCCCCTTTCCCACTTTGTGGGTATGGCCTGTGG